CTTTAAATGAATTAAAACATCTGCAAATCTTAAACATTATCAATAATAGCTCAAATGTTGATATTACTCCAGATATCTATCTTGAATCAGTAAATTTAATACTAAACTCAATAGAAGCAGAATAAATCTGCTTCTATTTTTACATTTTGACACAATAATTTAATGCAATCCATCCACTTGGAGTTAAGCCAAATCCGTTTTGAATTTTAGTAACTGTTGTTATTACTCCTCGTTTTAATCCATTATTATATTGATTTCCTAATTTTTTATTCTGATATCTTGCATTAGCTGTTAATTGTTTATAACTCTTTATTTTATATTTTGTACTAGGACCAGTACGAACATTTAATACATTTGCATTAACTCTATATGTTCCTGTAGTATATTTTTGAGCTGTTTCATTTTTTGCAACAGCTGTATATCTAGTTGTATAAGCTAATGAAATCCATCCTAAGTTTGTTTTTCCAAAGTTGTTTGACTCGGCTAATATAATTACTATTGTTCCTTTTGCATATCCACCAACTCTTGAATATGAGGTACTAGCTCCACTTCTTATATTCAAACCACCATTTGCTGTTACTTTAACTTGATAATTTACTTTGTTTATATTAGATTCTACTTTATCTGTCACTGTTGTTGTAGTTGTATTTTCTTTTATGTCTGTTCTATCATTTTTGAAACAGAAGAATTTTTGATAATTTGCATATTCTCTAAAGTTTTCTATTGATACATATACTGTATTACCTTTTACTGTTGCTAATCCTCTACGGCTAGATACATCAAATTTTCCATTATACAAATATGGATCATATACTTTTATATAATCTCCTTCCATTCCTATAAGAACAATGAAATGTCCTCCGTATGTAAATAAGCCTTGATTACAACTTGCTATTATGTAATAATTATCTTTTAATTTTTCTACTGCATCATCTAATTTGTAACATTCACTGTACTCCATATCAAATATATCAGCTGTCCACTTAAAAGCACTCCAATACGTTCCTTGATTTGCACTTCTATAACCATATCTTGTATATAGTTCTGCCATTGTGTCTGGTGTTATATTTCCTTTTATACTAGAAACTACCATTGCTGATGATGTTGGTCCACATCCACTTGAACCTATTGTTTGTGATTTATTTTCTATACTAGAATACATTTTACTAGACCATCTATTGTCTAATTGTGAATAATATGTTAATCCTGCATATTCTCCAATTTCTACACTTGGTGTTTTTTCTGAACCTTCATAAGCAATAATTCCTTGTTCTTCAAACCCCTCTGATTCTGTTTCTTGAACTTCTAGACTTTGCTCGTCTGTTTCTGTTAGATTTGGTATCTCTGTACTAGATTTATTTATTTCATCTACTACTGTGTTTATTGCCTCTGATATCTTATTTGTATCAACTTGTCCAGTTTCATTATATTCTAAATAAACATTTAACAATATAGATACTGATACCAATATTGCTACTATCAAGCTTATTGTTTTTGTTTTACTTTTAAATATTTTTTTTAATTTATTTTTCAATTTTCTCCCCTCCTAATCAGTTATTTCAAATTCTTTTACTTTTTCCATTAATGCTTCTATAAATGAATTACCTTTTAGTTTAAAATAAATTTCTGCACTATGCTGTATGCTCTCTAATTCATAATGTGTTATCTTTTTATCTTCTTTGCATCTATCATATATAGTCAATATGTCATTTCTTAAGCTACACTTTGTTGCTTCTATCATTGACATGCAAAAACTAAACATTCCAATCGAAAATGTACCCAGAAATGTAATTAGAAACCAATAATCTTTTAAAAACTCTAATACTTGCATTATTTTTCCTCCTTTGTAATATTTAATACTTTTTGTATATCTGCCATTGCAGTTACATCAAAAATCGGACTTATTTCATCTGTTGAATAAATATGTGTTGTATCTTCATAACTAGTTGCTTTTTGTATTTTATTTGCTATTACTTTTTGTTCATCTGTAAATGCTATTCTTTTTTCTGTTGCTGTTTTATAATAAATAGTAATGTTATTAGTAGATAAGTATTTCTTAAATGCTGCTACTGTGCTTTCTTCTAATCTTGAAGATTGCATATATATAACAACATTATTCGGATAATTAGAACTTGCATTTCTTATATGTTCTGTATTAGAAGTATCTCCATATTTTGAAACTAACTTATCACATAATATCTTATCTTCGTCTACTCTTTTTCCATTTTCTAAAATATTTAAGCAATTTATTACTGTATATTCCCCACTACTTTCTACACTAAAATTAGAGTCGTTTTCGGTACCATTTAAAACTAATTTACTCCAATTATGTACTTCTTCTTTATTGTCATAGTCAAAATAATCATCTGTTAGCATTTCTTGCTGCACTGGTATAATATACTCTTGTTTTTGTGTCTTATCAGAATTTTCTATTATAGCCTTAGATGATCCTTGATCATATTGACTATGTTCCCCTACTTCTGTGCCTTCTACTATTTTCACTGTATAATCCACATAATCGTTTGCATCGCACTCACTTCCTCTAGTTGCATAAAACCAAGCAAATAAATATCTATTACTATCATTTATAATATTTGACACTTTATAGTTTAACATGATCACACCGTCTGTTGTGTTTTGAGTTTCATCATACTTTTCATTTGATTTTGTTCCAGTATAATCCGTATTATTTTGCCTTAATACTAAAAATCCCTTATTTGTGCTTGTACTAGATTTTACTTTTGCTTTTATGGTTAGTGTTTTACCTGCATATTCCGTTAAATCCATTATTTTAAAACCTGCTGCATTATTAGAATTTTTTGAAGTTGTTGCAATTATTCTAAAATTAGTGCCATCTGTAATCTGTTCGCTAGCTTCATTATAATTTCTATAAGGGTATTTTAAAATATTAAATAGATTTACATTGCTACCAACGGTTTTTATTTTGACTGAATTTTCTAAACTCGCTTCTCCATTTCGTTTTACATTTCCATAAATTGCAAATTTTCTGAATTGCACATCTTTTACTGTGTTATTTAATGTTATATCCTCACCTTTTTGGCTAACAACTGATATTGTATTAATTATATTTTTTAGATTTTCTAAGTCCTCTTGAATTTTTGATATACTATTATCTTGTTCCGAATTTTTTATTGTTACTTCTTCAATGCTTTGTTTTATTTCTGTATCATCATAGTTCTCTAAATTTTCTAATTTTTCTTTATAATTACTTGTAAAATCATTTGTTGATAATTCTTTTCCTTCTACTTTATCTATTTTGCCATTTACTTGTTTTTCTATTTCTTTTGCATTATCGTCTATTTTATCCCAATTTTCATTCAATGTTTTTTCAATATCAAAATTGCTATTTAGATCCACTTGATCTAACATATCCCATTTGAATAATTTTAGTTTTTCTGTTTGATTTGACATTACTTCCTCCTATCTAGCTTGCTGCAACATATACAAGGGTTGCTAGCACTTGTGCTACATTTTGAGTACTACCAGAGTTTTGATACATTTCAACTGCTCCTGTTGTTCTGACTTGTATATATGAATTATTTAGTGGTTTATATGAAGTATCCTTTATTACTGCTTGTCCTACTATTAATTTTCCTGGTCTATATGCTTCTGCTAATGTTATTAAGGTTTTTGCTGTATTATTTGCTAAATTAGATATACTAGCCGTATAGCTTACACTTAATACAACTAGACGTCCTATTTTATAAATTGTTCCTATGCTTATGTCTGATGAATTTACTGTTAATTCTTTAGCTATATTATTTTGAAATGTATCAAACATTGCTTTATTTAACTTTGTTGTTCCGTTTTGAAAATTAATTTTGTCCATTTATTTTCTCCTCAACTTTCTTATTTTTTTCTTTTTCTGTCTCATATTTCTTAATGTCCATTTGTTCTTCTTCATAGCATAATTTATCAACTTGATTTTTTATCTTCTCTAAAATCAATTTTATTATACAAGGTGGCAATTGTGTATTATTTATAGTCTCTATTATTTTTTTCTCACCATCTCTAATCATTAAACTCGTAGGTTTCATTTTGTTCCTCCTTCATTTTTTGTTCTTCTTTCCATTTTAGATATTCATTATAATCTTTATTAATAAAATCTGGTTTTTGTATTTCTTTTATTATAGTATTCATTTATACCTCCTTAATTTTGCTGGTATGTTATATAATCTATCATTCCATCTACTACTTTAATTCCAGTAATTGTTATATTTTTCAATTCAATGTTTAGAAGTGATAAATTCCATTTAGTTATTAGCCCATTTTCAACTGTTATTCCACCCCCTGCTTTTGAAAATAAAGTTCCACTTGCTGTATTCCTTATATAAGGTACATCATCAATATCTTTGAAAGAAAATACGTGTGTGAAATATGTTCCATCAGAAGAAGTTTTTGAAATATTTAAAGAAACTCCATTATGCAGACTTAAAAAGAGATATCCATTATCCTCTTGAGTTGATACTAATCCTCCTATTTCATTTCCATTATTATTATAAAATCTAATTCCACTTCCTGAAAAATCTATTAATTTTTTTCCATCATTTGCTACAACTTTAAAATTTCCTTCTTTTACACTCACTTCTCCATCATCTGTTAACTTGAATTTATCACTTGTTATACTAATTCTATTTCCTGTCAATGCAATTTTATCAGCACTAGCATTTATTTCACTTATTAAATTTTTTGTATCTACTTTTAATTCTATTTTTGCATTTATATTCTTTTCTAATGTATTTATTTTTCCACTCGTCTCTAATGAAATCTTTGAACTTGTTTCTTCTAGTTTTGAATTTACTTGAATAGAAGTATCATAACTCTCTAATTTTTCATTTACAGATAATTTAATTTCCTGTGCTGTTTGTTTTATCTCACTATTCATTTTTACATTAGTTGCAAATACTTCTGAATATTCACTTTTTATTGCCCATTTTGCTGATATTTCCGCAGTATAATTTTTTATTGATAAAGTATTATTTCCTTCTTCTAGCATTATTGAAACTATTCCCAAACTTTCTGTAACTGCTTTATCTTTTATTGTTCCATCTGCATTTATTCTTCTAATAACTTGTGCTTTTCCTTCTTTTAAAATATATTCATCATATACTGTTCCATTTTGCCTTAATGTATCTTGTATATTTAACTCATACTCCTTGCTTTTACCATTTTGGTCTTTTATTACTATTAAACTATCTCCTTTTAGATATAAATCATCACTTAAATATAAATTGTCACTTAATTTTAAAGATTCAAATACTGTATTATTCCCTTTTATGTGTAATTCTAATAAATTTCCTTTTATACAGTTTTTTAATGATATTGTTCTTATTCCTTCTATACTTCTAGTTAAATCTGCCATGTTAGATACTTTATCTGTTATACTATCCATTGTTTGCTCATGTTTAGTTAGTTTTTCTTCATGCTCTGTTGTTTCTTGTATTAAATCTTGTATTAATCCTTCATTTTTCTTTGCTAGTCTTTCTACTTTTAATGTCTTTTTTTCTTCTTTTGTTGTAACTTTATATTCTGTTTCTGTTGTTTCTGGTATTTCCGCTTCTATATCACTTGTTATCCCTGTATTAATTGTTATATTTGCTTTTAAATAATATGATTTATATAAATTATCTTCTCTATCTCCAAGTTCAATACAAGCACATGGATTTAACCACATTATTCCTACATCAGAGGCTTCAAATGAATAATATTCTAATCCTTTTATTTGTTCAAACATACCTTCAATAACTTTTTCTCTTTGAAATTCTATAAACTCATTTTCGTCAAATCTAATCTCGCATCTTCCATTTTGCTTTATACTATCTTGGTCTTTTTCTTCTACATTATCTTCTACATCTCCACGTCCTAAAACCAGAGCATTTACAGGTCCAAAATTTTCCTTTATTGTTAAATCTGTCAAATATGATTTATCTATCTTTTCTATAGCATTATCATTTACTTTATATAAGTTAAGTTTATTTTCTTCTATAAATGCTGTTGTTAAAGTTGCCTGAGCTATTTTTTCTAAAACATCTCTATATGTTAATTCTTGAACTGTAAAAAAATCTTCTGTAACATCTAAATCTGCATTATAAAAGTCTGCTGAAAATAATTCTACTCCACAAACTTCACACATTCTTTGCACTAGCTTTAACATTTTGCAAGGATATGTTAGTTGTAATTCTGATTGCTTAAAATTTTTCATAAATCTAATCATTCTGTCATATCCTGTTACTGTTATTTCATCTTTTTTCTTACTATCTTCTATGTCTTTTATAAAAAAATTTCCTAAGTCTATATACTCATATTTATCATCCACAAGTAAACCATATTTAAAATTAATATCTTTTTCTTTTATCTCGTTAGCATTTTTTACAGTTATTTCTATTTGTTTCATTATTGTTTTAAAGAGTTGGCCGTCAAAACTATACTTTAGTTCCTTTGCTATTACATCTTTTCTTTCTTTTAACTTATAAAGTGGTATTTCATTGAAAACCTTTACTGGTAGAAATTGTATTTCTTTTAATATTGTTCCTCCAGCACATATACTTAATTCCGCTTCTTGTTGTTTTATCTGCTTAGTTATCTGTTTAAATTTATTACTTACACTCATGTTTTTTGTGCCCTCCTGTCTATTGCTGTTAGTACTACTGAAAACTCACTCCAATAACCTCCACACGCCAGCGGACTAGATTTTATAGCTTGACCATTATAAAAATCTTCCTTATATAATTGTCCTTGTTTATAGTTTGCCATATCTCTTTCTAACGAAAATTGAACACCTGATAAAAATGGGTGTTCAAGCAATGTTTTTATTAAATTAAATTGTTCATCTGAAACTATTCCAAATTTTATTTCTAATGTAGTAAAATATCCTATAAATGTTCCACTATAATGCCCATCTAATGTATTTCTTCCAGTTCCGTCACCCCATAGAGGCTCTGGTCCAGGAATTAATTCTACAATTCCTGGAACCTGGACATTATTTACTATTAATTTTGGTTCATACATATTTAGCCTCCATTCGTTGCAAATTTATTTTTACTTCTTATTTTTTCTAGTTTCTTATTTAATTCATAAGCATCTATATATAAATTAAAGTCAAAACTTAAATTTACTAATATTTGTATTATTTTTTCTAATAGTTCTATTACTTTTTTATTATTTCCTAATCCCATTTTTTGATTAGCTTTTTTATATAATGACATTATTTTGTCTTCTGGTGCAACAACTTCCCCTTGATGTCTATTATCACCTATCATGGCTAGTTGTGGTGTATTTGCTTTTACATATCCACCTTGTGCAAGTCTTGGTAAACTTAATCTATTTATTTTACTAATATTTACACCTGGTATTAAATTTATTATACCTATTGCTCCATTTATCAGTTTTATTGCTTTATTTATTGTTTTTTCAATTAGTCCTATTACTCCATTAATTCCAGATTTTACTGAATCAGAAATTGCATTTCCTATATTTATTCCTAAATTAGAAAATGCATTTTTTACTCTTTCCCATATTCCACTAAAGAAATTACCAATATTACTAAATATTCTTGTTATTCCATTATATGCTTCCTGAAATATATTAGAAAACCAATTTCCTACATTACCAAATGCATTAGTAATATCATTTTTTCTATCCTGAAACCAGTTTCCGATATTTTGAAATGCATTTTGTATTCCATTTCTTGCACTTTGAAACTTATCTGAAAACCAATTTCCTATTCCTGAAAACACCTCTTTTATTCCTTGCCATGCCCCAGATGCCGTATTTTTTATATTATTCCACAAATTTCCAAAGAAATTTTTAATAGGACTAACAATCTTTTCATTAAACCATTGTCCTGCTTTATTCCAAGCATTCTTTATTCCTTCCCAACATTTTTTTGCAGTTTCTTTCACATTATCCCAATTTTTTATTAATGCTACAATTATTGCAATTAAAGCTGCCACAGCTATAACAACTAATGTGATGGGTGATGTTAAAACTGTTAATGCTGCATTAAATAACCATGTTGCTGCCGTAGCTGCTGTTGTTGCTGCTGTACTAGCAATAGTTGCTGCTGTATTTGCAATTTTAGCACCCGTATTCACAACCCATTGTGCTGCTTGTTTTATTAAAGCCGCTGTTCCTGAAATAATATTTTTTACAAAGTCTTTTGCATATAATAAATTCAAATACATAGTCTCTGTCTTATCTTTTATTTTCGCAACTGTAGCGCCTGTAATAGCAAGAGTTATATTTTTTAATGCATTAATTACACCTCCTGATTGCGCAATAAAAGACATCAATTCAACTGTTTTCCATGCTCCAAAAAATGATAGTATAGCTATTTCCATTCCTGCAACAGTTTCCTGATTATTGCCCATCCAATCTCCAATTTTACTTAATGCACTTGCTATTAAATTAAGTGTATCTACTATCACTCCTCCTGTCCACTTTGCTATCGGTTCTAGAAAATTATTCCAAAACCATTGAAATACTGGTTCAAAAGCTGTTATTACTTGATTCAAAATCTTTAATGCTCCTGCTATCAGATCTAGAAATGCTGGTAATACATCGTTTATTGTCCAAGCAGCTAATTTTAAAAGAACATTATCATAAAACCATAACAAGCCATTTCCAACATTTTCAGTAAAGGGTTCTAGGGATTTCCATAAATTATCAAATGAATTTTTTAGTTTATCAAAATTTATAGATTTCATTGCATTTGCTGTTGAATTTAAAAAGTGTGGTAATGCATCTGATATTACATAATTTCCTAATGGTTTTAGATAATTATTGTAAAAGCCATCCAGTATTTTTCCACATCCTTGTCCAAAATAAGAAATAGCCTCCTTTAAATTATTAAAGCTCTGTTTTAATGGTTCTAAATTTACCCCATTTAATATGTTTTCTATATCACTTGCTTGTTTTTTTAGATTATCTGTTAAATTTAGTCCACTTGTATCTATTTTTCCTCCTGAACCGCTTCCACTGGAAGAACTATCACTATCATCTTTCTTTAATATTTGTGCAGTATCAAATGAAGCCAAACTTTTTAGATCTTTAGCAGATTTTTTGGCACTATCTCCAATTCCACTCACAGCGTCACTCGCTTTTGATGCATCAGACGCTAAGTTTGAAACAGTACTTGTGCTATCATCTCCTCCTGCATTTCCGAATATCATTTCTGTAAATGATTTAAAAGCATTTGCTAGAACTTGTAGTTTTGAAAGTACCATATTTATTCCTTTTATAATAGGTGTAAAAATATTAATAAACCCTTGTCCTAATGTTGCTTTTAATTCATTAAACCTTAAGCTTAATACCCTTGTTTGGTTTGCCCAACTATCACTAGTTCTTGCAAAATCTCCATTTGCTATATTTAATTTATCCAATACAAATTTATATCTTAAAGCCACTTTTTCCTGTTCAGACATTTTAGACGTTGTTTTTCCATAACCATTTGCCAATGCGTATTGGTCAAGTGCATTTTGTGTCATTACAACACCTAAGTCTTTCAATGTTTCTGTTTCTCCAGTGAATACTGACTTTAATTTTGTGTATGCTTCATCACTTGATAAATTATAGAATGAAGCAACATCACCTGTTAATCCTGTTAAAGTTTCTGACATTGCTAGAGCTTCTTTATTAGAAAAGTTAAATGCTTTTGCCATTGCTCCAAATGTACCAACATACTTTTTAGTTACAGTTTGACCCAAACCAAATTGAGTTATTGCATTTTCAGCAAATCTATTTACTTCTGTATTTAAACTTCCAAAAGTAACATCAACAACATTCTGTACTTCTGTCAAATCAGACCCTAAATTAATACATTCTTTGCCAAAATTTACTATTGCTTTAACAGAAAATGCTGCTACCGCTAATTTACCAATTTTCTTTAATGAGTTCTCTATTCCTGAACTTTTTATTGTATTTGTTGTATCTTTTAGTCCTTTATTAAATGGATTTGAATTTAATAATAATTCAAAATCAACAGAGCCCACATTCGTACTCATACCTACTCCTCCCCTCTTTTTTAGGATAAAAGCAGGTATTGGCTAACTACTCACCACTAATGGTCGTGTTGCTCACTCTGTCTTTTTCATCTATATCAATTTTAATTGTTTTCTTACATCTTATACATTTTATTTCACCCTTGCATTTTTCAACCTTTAATAAAAGTTGATTACAATTAGGGCATCTTACTTCTGTCATTTGTTATCACCAGCCATTTCTTTAAATGCTTTTTGAAATTCTGTAATAACTTTTTCATAATCTTCTTTGCTCATTTTCTTTGCTAATTTATTTCTATATTTCCATCTTATATTTTTTTGCTCTTGTGTGAAGTTTTTTAACATTTCTTCATCATCTTCACTGCGAATTTGAACAATGTTTCCGCAGTGGTGTATCTGGCATCAACCCAGATATAAGATTACACAATTCTGCATAACTCATTGTGTCTACTTCTTTTCTTATTCTTATTCCATATTGTTTTGCTAAACTTGCCTCAATCAAAGGCCAGTCTTCTTCCATGTCGTACCATAATTCTGTTTCATTATTTGTTTTGAAATCGTTTTTCCATTTCCTCATAAGTAATTTCATTTACTTGTGCCATTATTGCTATAATAATAACTTTTAAGTCTGCAACTTTTACTTTCATTCCTTTTATTTCTTCTAATGCTTCTTTTCCTAGTAATAATTCTATTGCTTTAAATAATCCATCTAAACTATCGTCTTTTTTAAATAAATCTTGTGCTTTCAACATTGTTTCTGCTCCGCAGTCTACTTCATATGTTTTACCTTCTGCTATTGTTATTGTTTGTGGTTCGTGACTTAATTTTGAACTAATATCTATATTTGCCATTTCAAATTCCTCCTAAATATATTTATAAGAGGCCTTTAAGGACCTCTTACTTTTTAATATCTTATTTTTTTACCGCTTGTGTTGTTTCAACACTTTGTGGTGATGCTTCTGTGTATGTTGGTTTTCCATTTGACATTACATCATACTCTAAAGGTCCAACTTCTGTTGATTTACCAATTGCCATATTTGTAATATTAAATATAGCATTTTCAAATACTAATTTGTCTCCATTTGGAAAAGTCCATTGAAATGTTCCTTCTGCATCTCTTCCATTCTTCATAAAGAATCCAGCAACATAATCATTACCTTTATCTCCATAATTTCTTTTTCCAGATACAGAAATTGTAATAGATTTAGATGTCATCAATCTTCTAACCCATCCTTTTGTATCATATGGGTTCCATTCTTCTACTCCATTATCTAATTTAACGCTAAAAGATTCCATATCAGCAATGTCGCTTAATGATTCTAAACTTATTCCAGCTTGAAATTGATTTTCGTAACATGGATATACTCCTGATTTTGTTCCCATTATTTTTCACCCTTTCTATATAATAAATTTAATTCTATTGAAAACTTGTAAATATTGTTTTCATCTGCACCTAAATCAATATGTCCATTATATAAACACTCAATTGAGCAATTATAATCATCAATAAAAAAAGAACTACAGTCTAATAGTTCATAAATTTTATTGGCCATTGTTTCAGCCATATTATAATTTTTAGTCCATCTTAATAGTAATGTAACTGGTAATATTCCATAACTTTTCAACTTTTTATATTTAGAATTATCTTCTAATTGTCTACGATTAGCATACAAAGCAATTGCTTTATCTTGATTTTCATCCATTTGTCCTATATACCACTTCGGACATTCTGTAATAATAGTTTTTAAATAATCTCTTATTTTAGATATACTAATTCTTGCTATCATTATCCATTCCTCCTTTTTAACATTTGTTTAAAATATTTTATTGGTAAATCCTTTTTGTTCCCAGAAATATAATCATCAAAATAATACTGTTTTGCATTAGGATTTTTACCTTGTTTTATATGTATTTCTGGGTCGAAATAAACCTTTCTTACATATACTGTATCTACAACTATTCTAGCCACGCCTTTTATAACTTTTTTATCATCTACAAAAGTGCTATCATTTTGCATTGTACCAGTATCAAATGGCATTGTTTGACTTTGAATTAAATCTGTTTTTACCGCTTCTGCAGTATCTATCAATGCTAATCTTGCATTTTCTAATAATCCATTTATATTTTTAGTATTATACGTTATTTTCATATTAAATCAACTCCAATGTTGTATGATGAACGGTTCCATCTGGATTTCTAGGTCTACTTGCTTGATAAATTTCATATTCTATATCATTTATTATTACTTGTCCACCACTTATTTTCTTTATAGTTGGTGCTATATCTCCAAGTAATATTACTTTTCCTACAAGTTGAATCTTTCTTCCATCTGAACTAATTATAATTTTAGTTGTTTCAACAAATCTACATTTTTGATTTTCTAAATTCAAAGAAGTTAAAGGCTCACCATCTTCTGATAAGCCTTCTTGATATATAACTACATCACATTTATTATTTAATAATCTTTCCAAGTGCTTTGGATTTAACCTTTTTATCATATAATCCTATTTGTTAATCCTGTTCTTTTTAAATAGAAAAAGGCTAATTTTGATATATTTAGTTTATCCGCCATTTCTTGTGATTCCTTTTCATTTACTGTTAAGTCCCCACCTATAGAATAACTAGATATACTATTATCATCATATATGCCTTCTTCTTTTATATATTCTGCTTGTAAACAAGTTGCTTTGATTATTAAATCTTTTTGTTGTGTTGTTAAATTATTAAATCCTCTTCTTTCAATTCTTGTTAATGTCGCCCTGTTGATATCTATTGAGGCTAACTCTAAATATTTTTCTATTTCTTCATTTTCTAATACTTTAGAACCATATTTTGAATAATCCTCTTTTGTCGCATAAACATTTATCATTTGCAACACCTCTTATTTTACTTTCTTTTCTAATTCTGCAATTTTGGCTGTTAGTTCATCATTAACTTTTGTTAACTCTGTCTTTTCTTCTTCAACTTTTGTTATTTTGGCTGTTAATTCCTCATTAACTTTTGCAATTTTCTTTAATTCTTTTTCTAAATCTTTAGAAGCTACTTTTTTAGTAGCTCCTAATTTTGAATATCCTCTAGCTTCATATTGTGCTAATTCTTCTTCTTCAATAAGTAATAGTGCATTACCTTTTTCGACTCTTATTTTAGACATTGTGACCTCCTATTCTCCAGCATATTCAGTTGTATCAACATCAACATATATACTATCAATTTTATTATCTTTTCCGTTTGGAAAAACAAATGTATCAGATAATGAGTGATCTTGATATAAATATCCATCACCTTCTGTATGTGAACCTGGTGCAAAATAATATATGTTAGATATCTTTGGAACTGTTTTTACAGTTTCAAGAGATGCAATTAAAACATTTATTTTATGAGAACCTGTTACAGCTTCTATTCCTTTACCTGGATCAGCAGTTACTTTTTCAACTGGTTCAAATCCATCTGTAAAATCAAATTTGTCATAAAATCTTTCATCATCTATAACTTCCATAATAGTTACACCATCGATGTCTGTAATTCTAGTTTCTATACCAATTCCACCTTCTGCTATCTGTGTCATTTCTATTTTTCTTGTGAAATCTGTAAATTGTTCTAATAAATCCATTATGAAACTTCTAACATAACAGATTAATGAACCATTTTTTACATATCTTCTTAATTTTCCGGCACTAAGCATACTTTTTAATTTTCCAAAAACATTTGCTTTTGTCCATTCTGATTCAGCAGTAGAACTATGATATCCTGTTAATTTTTGTGCCTCACTGGCTACTTTTGAAAAGAAATATGCATCCATCTCTGGAACTTGTTGAGTTTTATGGAATGTTTTTGATATATTTTTTATTGATGCTGTTTGATTTGTTTCATCAACATCTGCTACATCTACTAAAAATTCAATATCTCTGTCATGTGTAACTGTATAAGGTACATCATTTTGTTCATAACTTCCCTTATTCCATCCTCCATTTCTATTGTGTGATTTGTAACCACTTGTTTTCATTTGTGTAAAATGAAATGTTTTTGCACCTACCCATTTAACGTTTGATGTTATAAATGGTGATGTTAAACTATCTTGCTCCATTATTTCTAATAGGTCTGGAAGCCAAACCTCTGCATAATTCAATGAATTTGCCATAATTAATTACCTCCTAAAATGAATTAAACCTGTTCCATCTTTTTGTGGCTACAGGCTTTTTGTTTTTTTGATTTTCATCAGAGTTACTTTGTGTTACTCCGAATTTAAATCCTTTTTCTTCTTTTTCTTCTTCCTTTGCAATTTTTAGCTCAGGAAATTCAGAAATTACTGCGTTGATTTCATCTTCTAGTTTTTTTGTGTCTAGCGCACCATTTTCTAAAACCTTTGACATATCAACTAATCTTGCTGCTCTTTCAACCTTTTTAACATCTACACCAGCTTTGGCCATAGCAAGTGCTATTTTGTCAGTATAGTCTGCTTGAGCAGTTTCTTTTTGTTCTTCTTGTCCTTTATCTTCTTGTTTGTTTTGAGTTTCTTGAACTTGTTTAGAAGTTTCTCCTTGTTCTGCTTTTTCAGCGCCTTTGGCATACATTCTTCTGATAAATCCATCCAACTCATCTTGATTTTTGAAAACTATTGAACCATCATCACCTTTTTGTGCTACTTGTTTTTTAGTTTTCTCACCCTCATTTTTGTTTTCAGATTTTTTCTCTTTTTGAGTATTATCTGTTGTAGTTTGAGTATCTACATTTTCTTCTTTTTCGTTTTCCATATTGGAACCTCCCCCGTTTAAGGTCCGTCGACCATAATTTTTGCAATAAAAAAAGAGCCCTTTTAAAGCTCTAATTCTAAAAATGGCACAAGTTAATGGATTTGAACCACTACAAACAGTTTTGGAGACTGTTGTGCTACCTATTACACTAAACTTGCATATAAAAAGCACCTACATTGCTGTAAGTGCTTGTATATTATTTATCTAAATTATCAATTGCATATTGTGCTTCACTTTTTGTAAAACCTTCTACTGATGAAATCAATTGATTATATATTGCTTTACTTGACATATTCATACTTGTTTGATATGTCTTTGCCTTTTCTAATGCGTTTTTATTCCAATCTGCTTCTATATTGTCTATTGCATACTGTGCAGCTTCTTTTGTAAATCCCTCCACTGATGAAGTTAATTGATTGTAGATACCTTGCTTTGACATATGTAGTGAATTAGAATAAGTTTCTGCTTTTTTTAACGCATTTTTTTCTTCTGCAGTAGGTTCTTTACCTAAAGAATAAACTATATTAATTTTATCTCCTTGATGTGCTACTGTATTTGCAGAAATACTTTGACTAACAAAATTTCCTTTTGCAATATCATTTGAATATTCTTCTATTATTTTTCCGTTAATTTTATTAGCATCCATCCATGCTTTTACTTCTTCTTTTGACATAGTACTAAAATCTACTATAGTAACTTCTACTGAATTATCTTTTTGATAATTATTAGTTGAAGTATTAACTGTATTATTGCTTTGTGAAGCACCTATAATTATTCCTATTCCTATAATAATTATCCAAAACCAACTTTTTTTATAAAATGATTTCTTTTGTTCTTTTTCATGACTTGCCATAATAATTCCTCCTTTTATTTTATTATAAAAAGATTATATCACTTTTAATTAGATTTTTAAGTCGAATTTTGTCGAATAATATAAAAATTTATTTTTTATTAAACCATTCTTCAATTTTTCCACTTTTAACTGCTCTTGCAAATTCTTCTCCTTCTTCTTTCTCTTGTTCAGTTAATTCTCTATATCCTATAACTTCTCCACCTATTGGCATTGATATTCGCACTAAGAATTTATCGTGTTCACTTAATTCTTTATATCTATCCCCTTTTTCTTCTTCTGTAAGATTATTAAAATCCTCTAATGATAAATTACTCATCTATTTCCTCCCATAAAATATAATATGTACCATGTTGTTTTACTATATTTCTTGTTACAAATTTACTATTTCTTGGATATAATATTTCATTGTATTTTCTTATATCCTTAGCTCTGGTTGAATTTACATATATTTTTATATTTGCATTTTTATTATAACTTTCTTTATCTGAAAATGATAAATATTCTTTCCAATTTTCTATTTTCCCTATTTTATTCTTTTTTAGAAAATCTTTCAACAATTCTTTGTCTTTTATTTCTAATACTCTAACAATATTTCCATTGTAGTTATTACATTTATTTAGTGCACTATCTAAATTGTCCCTCATTCTTTTCTGTTCATCTGTTAATTTTATATTATTTCTTAAAGTTTCATTTATTTTATAACTTTCTGAACTAATGTATTGGTTTACTGCATATTTTTCTTCATTTGATAACCCTATTTTACTACTTTCTATTTGTTTTTGCAATTCATTAGCTTTATTTTTATAATTTAATACATTTTCAGGTAATAAACTACCAATAGCTAATCTTTGATATTGTTTCTGTCTTTGTTGCAAATATTGAGTATATTTATCTTCTTCATCATGACTATGTTTTGCTTTTGTTACTTCTTCTGGTTCTTCATTTATGTCCTCATAATATGTACTAATTCCATGATGACACCTTGGCTATAATTTCTATAATTATCGGACTATCTCATAATATCTTTTTTAGATATCCAGTGCGCTTCGAGTAGTACATCTCTACCCTACTTCCTTTCGGAATAGTCTCTACACTTTTTATTGACTAATTTTTATATCTCCAAATAAATCCTCCTGAAGTCATTCTTTTACCTTTGCAAACTTCACATATCGCTTTTGCTCCAGTTTGCCTTGTTGCTTCCCTTGTAGACTCATATTCTTTTATAAAATTCCCTTTTAAATCATATTGTAAAACAGCTTTTTTAGGTGAATATTCTTTTTGTCTATTATTGCCTAATACTCTTACACAATGTAACTCATTCTCACTGTATGTTGCCCATTCCAAATTATTTACATTGTTATTACTTTTATTTCCATCAATATGATTTACTGTTGCTTTATTATTTTGATTATTTAAAAATGTTTCAGCAACAATTCTATGTATATATTTATGAGTAACTTTATTTTTCTTACATAATCCAACAAATAAATAACCTCTACTATTATTTCCAGGAGATAATATTTTCCCTTTATAAAGGATATCTTTTATCCCATTACTTGCATAATGGTCTAAACTTCTTATTTTACCTGTATTACTCACTTGATATAAACCTTCATATCCTTTTATATCTTTCCATATTTCTTCCACTTTCGTCACCTTTTGGATTATACCACAATTGTTTACAATAGTCAATAACTTAGCACGGGATTGGGATTTCTCAGTTCCCCGTTAGCATACTTTCGTACACACCCACTTTGTAATGTGGTTCACACTGTTTCAGTTCCACCCAATTTCTTAAAATCAATGGAACAACCCACCTTCGATTGCTTGGGATAGTAGAGGGTAATTTTTACTACTATCCTTATTCAGGATTTCTTTTCCACCAGACCATACATCATCTATATAAACTCTGCCTTCCCATTGTGTACATTTATCACAAGCTCCACCATGTTTTGATACATATACTAATGAATTACCTAATTTTTTACGCATTTCACCTTCACCCATTAGATTTGCTCTTTTATTTGCTGTTCTAATAGCCATATCACAGTAATCTGCAATATTATGCTTTGTTCCATTTTTATATTCAATACAATTAAATCCTCTTGATAAAAAATCTTTACTAGCCATATCAATTGCTTGTTTTACTGTTCCTGCTCCTGTATTAGCAAATACTTGTGCTTTATATATTATTTGTCTGTATTGGTCATTTGCCATTCTCAAAGTTGCATATTTTACATCTTTCATGTCATTTTTTGTACTTTTTATTAATGCATCTAATTTTCTATGATTTAATCCAAAAAAAGATCCACCTAATTGTGAATCTTCTTTTCTTATAATTCCTGACTGTATTGCCTGTTTATTTGTTCTTCCTGCACCTTCTTTGAATTGCTCTTTTATATGTTTATATAAATATCTATTTAACCATTTTGTGTTGTTGTTAAATATTTCTTTATTTGTCTTTTTATAATCTTCAAATTGTTTTATTTTTAATGCTTGCCATTGACCGCCATTTAAAATTTTTAGCCTCTTCGTCCTGTTGGTGCGACCAGAGAGTCCTCTTCATACTTTTTATAAGTTCTAATTCTATATCCTCAAATATTTTCTTAATATCATAATCATTATTCAATTTTGCCACCTCAAAAAAGAAGACCTTTTTAGTCTTCTTTATATCTCCATTTATAACCACCTGTTGTTTTTATTTTTCCTTTACAGCATTTTACAATATGGCTTTTATCTAAATTATTTTCTATACTAGCTTGTAATATACTTTCATATTCTTTTAGTACAATTCCTTCTTGATTTAACATTTCAACTTTTTTATATTTTCTTGTTAATGCCGATTTGTAATTATTGTTATAAGTAACATCGCACCATTCTAAATTTTCAACTCTGTTGTCATCTTTTATTTCGTTTTTATGATTAACCATTTCATAATTTTTAGGATTTTCTATAAAACTCTCTGCAACTAATCTATGTACTTTTTTACATTTTGCTATTCCGTATTTACTTAAATGTACTAGGCAATAGCCATCTCTATCTTTATTCATTTTTAAACATTTATTACTTTCCCATTCAGTATTAAATTGATTTTTATACTTTCCTATTCTTTTTACTCTTCCAAAGTTGCTGACTTGATACAATCCCTCATAACCTTTAATATCTTTCCATATTTCTTTCATTATTTAGCACCTCCTAATTTCTTTAGGGTATATGCTTTATCTATTGCATTCTTCATATTTTGTTGGTTATAAAGCATTGCTTTGAATAATGTTTCTATACTATTTATTACAAATGGTATATCTACTATTCTATCTCCTCGTTTCATTGCCTCTAAATTGTCTTGTATATATGCTAGTTGTTGCATATCTCCTGATAAATAGCCTTCTGCTCCTTCTAATTCATCTAATAAATTTAATTTTTCCATAATAAAATACCTACCTTTCAAATTTTCTTTCGACTACTTGAAATTTAGGTATTCTATGTGTTATAATATTCATAGAATTACTTCAAGTAGTTCGTGCTTGAATAGTCTGTTTGGTCTCCAAACTTTACAGGCTATTCTCTTTTTTTACTTTTTTAATTCTTCATCAATTTTCTCATTAAGCCACTCTTTTTTAGTCTTGTTTTCATTTTCTAACTTTTTTTCAAAGTTTTCCATTTTCTTTTCTTCTATCTCAACATAAAATGGTTTTACTCCTTTTCTTCTGTTTCTCATATATTCTGCTCTACTTTTTGCTATAATTACCACCTCCTATGTAACTTGTTACACTTATTATACTATGTAACTAGTTACAAGTCAATAGTTTTTATAAAATTTTTTTAAAATTTGGCAATGGTTCCATTATATTAGGTTCTTCTTTTTCAATTATTCCCGCTTCTTCTTTTAACCTTTTTACTTCTTGTTCTTTTTCTGCTTTAGTTAAACTATCTCCATACATTGTATCTACAGACTTTTCAATACTCATTACATTTTGACCTGGTCTAGCTTTTGATACCGTTTCTACTGTTGCTTCAAATGAAGGATTTGCATACTCTTTAAAATCTACTATTGCTTCATATTCTCCTGCTGTTTTTTCTTGTGCCAAATCATAAGTTTTTAGACATATTGTAACCAATTTAGGAATAACTTTTTCTAATACATCAATTACTTTTCCCCTTGTATATTGTGTTGCTTTTTCTTTTTCTCTTTGCGCATCCGCATTATCAAGTTTCTTTACATCTATTCCTAGAGTGCTAGGGCTTATTAATCCTTGCAAACATAAATCTAATGCTGTTATATATGATTGTAACATTCCTTCATAATCAAAATCTCCTTTTTCTCTTGTAATCTTGCTACTTTCTGTTTCTGATGTTGTACTTCCAACTTTAGCATACCTGTTATCAAATGTATTTGGCTTTAATAATTCTCCATTATCATTTGTTGGAATTAAATCCTCTGGAATATATGTTATTGTTCTATTATCTCTTAATGCTTCTATCCATTTGCTCCATACTTCATCAAAACTATCAAAAGCATCTAATTTCTTTTCTAATATACTTTGTCCTCTACCTCTATATTTCTTTGATTTATTGAACATCATAGGCACAGCCATCATAAATTTAGTATCTGTTGGTTCTTTCAAGTCTGTTGTTTCTGGAATGGAATTATAATCTTTCAGTAATTGGTCATTTTTATATAATTCATATTTTATTCCATTTTTAGAATACTTTTCAAACAAAGTATAGCAAGTATCTTTTTTGTAGTATTTATTTTTAAAGTTTATTCCTGTTATCCTTCCTCTTGTATATTCATAATCAACATCTTGTCCAGAATAAAACTCTATTATAGGATATTTACTTATATCTGTATCATAACTTATTTTAAATGCACCGTCGCATTGTACAAATACATCTATTATAGCTTGCTTTAATGTTTCTTTAAAGTCGTTTTCCTTTGCTATTTCTTCCCATTTTTTTTGTGCTTCATTGTTTCCTTTAACTTCTATTTTATTAAAACTATCAACTATTATATCCGCTAACATATCAACTATCATAGCAGGTAACCCAGTATGTATTTTTCTAATATTTATACCAGTTGTACTCTGGGCTGCCCAGAATTTTGCATTTCCCATTAAATCATCTGTTTGTGTATAATATTGGTGTAATTCTGATGCATCTCCTCTATACCATAATAGGTTTCTAAAGCAGTTACCTTCAAATGTATTTGTTTCTTGTATTGTTATTGTATCTCCTACACTTGGCTGTATTTCTAACCAATTTCGTATTACATTTTTTATTTTATCATTTACTGTCCCCATTTTATTCCTCGCTTTCAGTTGTTACTGTTTCACTATCTTGACCTTCTATTATTCTGATTACTTCTATTGTTGCTTGTTCTTTATATTGTTTATATTTTAATTCCTTTTGTATCAATTCTTCATATCTACTTTGATCTATCTCAATTGTTGGTGTTTGAAATAATGTGCTTCTTGTACTCATATATTATTCCTCCTCATCTTTAATCAATTTCTTTATTACTTCCCAATTTCCAATTTTCTTTTTGTGAGGTAACCAAGCATACTGGCAACCATTTATTGAGTGGTCGTTTCCATCTTCAGGTTGATTATCTTCATCAAATGAATATTTATTACATTCATCTATATAATCTTTGCAAGTTTCAACAATTAAAAAATCACCAGTATTCAACCAACTTTCTTGTAGTTGAACTCTAGTGATTATCTTTGTCTTTTTCCATGCATTTTCAAAGTTATATACTAATGCATTTTGCCTTTTTGCTTTGTTTGCTTCCATTATTGTTCCTTGGTCTGCATTATCTATAAAACATGTTCTAGCAAATCCCCATTCATTTTTGAACTCTTCCATAAATTGTATTATCCATTGAACTACGTCACTTGGCGCAAATGGAATTGTTCTATCTTTGTTATTGAATGTTCTTTCTTTCAATAAAACACATTTATTATCTACTGTTATACCTATTCCTTCTAATGTTACCTTGTCGTGGCTTTCTTTTGAGTATGATGTATCACAACCAATAGAAAATAGTTTGAATTTCATTTTCTTAGCTTCTTCTACTGTTATTATGTTTTTAGGTTGTAAATTGAAGCATAAGCCTGTTGCTTTTCCTCTTAGTCCTTGTATTTTGTTTTTATATAACTTTGTTCCTATTGGTGCTACTGTTTTTTTCTTTTCTATTTCTTCTTCTGTCAAACCTTTGTTATCATAAAAAGTAAAAAACCAATATCTGTAATTTTTCTTTGGCTCAACTTTATTTAGCTCTTTCATTATTTCCATTGGTACGTCATTAGCATACTTCTTATATGGTCTAGCATGATTTATTACTTCATCATAAATAGGTAAATTAGGATCATCTGGATTTAATGTTATGCACAAGTAATCATTCCTTGTTAAGATTTCTCTAACAAAATCTATATCAGCTATATTACCTTCATCTATGTATACACAACCATATTGACCACCTAAGGCATTTTCCCATTGGTCTTTATTTTTATAACTTAGCACATATATAATTTTGTTTTCAAATTTTATATGTGGAAACTTATGGTCTTTATCTCCATTTCCACAATATATAGCATTTCTATGTATATCTATTATTCCATTATCTTGATTTATTATATTTTTTTCTGCAACACCTGTTGTTCTTGCTGCAATTATATGCTCTTTTTTACTAGATGCTGATATCATTCGCATAAATTTAACCCCTGCTGCTACCGTTGTTTTTCCTGAGGCTGTTGTTCCTTCTAGTACATCTACGTCAACATTTTCAGTTGTATTGCAAAAGTCAATATATTTTTCTGATAATTCAAAGTCTTTTTCTTCGTCATTCATTTAGTCCTTCACCACCTAATTGTTTGCAAATATCTGCAAATTTTTTAGAAGGTTCTACTTCATTCTTTATTCTTTCTGTAGGTTTATATCCTGCTCTATCAAGAATATCTTTTACTGCTTGCATTTTTATATATTCGTTATTTGATTTTAATAGTTTCTTCAGTTCCTTTTGTGCTTCTACTGCAAGTGAACCAAAATTTTCTTTTATATTTTGCTCTATTTCATTTTTAAATTCTTTATCTTTTTTCCAGTTGCATATTGTCTGTTCTGTTATTTTTAATTCTTTTGCTATTTGTTTTTGTGTTTTATTTTCTATAACCATTAAGTTTATACATTGCATTTGTTTTTCACTTAACACTTGGTTCACCCCTTCCTAATTAAAATTTATTAAAATTATTTTCTTTTAAATTGTTTTATCATTACATCTATTATTGTAACAAAAATAAAAAGAGTAAATGCTATTGCTATTACTCCTATACAACTTAATATTATTCCTAAAAATATATTCCACATAATCTTATACCTCTTTTCCTGTTACTTTGTCTACTATCTTTACTATAACATCTGCTTCCCATACATAATAACTTCCAATTTTTGATACTTTTTCGTTTTGATTTTCTAATATTACTTTTTTCTGCTCTGAATTTAATTTTCTATTTGCTTTAATTTGACTTATTTGTGAATTATTACATTCATAACCTTTTTTATTTAATATATTCACAACCAAATTATTTTTAACTTGAGATATTTTTATACTAAGATTTTTTAATTTCTTTGATTTTACTTTTAAATACACTTTCATTCTCCTTTTTTGGTTTATATCTAAAACAATAATCATAGTATCTACATTGCTCACATTTTATTTGCATGCAATTTGCATAGTTAATCTTGTCTCTCATAATACACACACTTTGTACACATAGTATCATTGTTTTTGAATATTCTTATTTCACAATCATTTTTGTTCTTATTTTTACATCTTGTACAATACTCTTTTTTATATTTTTCTATTCTTTCTTGATTAGTCATACGTACTCCTTCTTTTCTATTTATAAACACTACGAAATATGTAAGTTATATATAATTGCACTCTAGAACTGAACAGCTGTTGTTGCTATTCTGCTATATATGTTTACATACTTCGCACTACTTATAAAATACAAAAGAAGCATATATCTCTGTTAATACATGCTTCTTCAGAATCTCCTTCTACTGCTTGGTAGATGAGTAATTAGTTGTGATGAATTGTTAATAGCTAATTAATTTTCATAGAATACTTGTTTTCCATATTCTACTGCTACTTGATGTTCTATTTTACATCCTCTTGCACTTTCCCAGCCTCTCATAAATACTACCCCATCTACTTTTCCTATGTATCTTATTGATTGAGATAACATATATATTGCAATATCTTCATTAGCTGGTGCATTCTCAAATACTGTATCTAATACTTTGTTCCCTTGTTCTTCTAATTTTTTTATTAAATTTGCTCTTTCTTCTCTTATTTGTTCGTTTGTTTTACCTTTCATAGGTTGACTTATCATTAAATCCATTTTCATTCTTCCTTTCATAACATAATAAAAAGAATAGACATTTAAAACATCTATTCTTCTAACATTTAAATAAATAAAGGGGTTCTTTATTTTTGCCACATTGGGTTTGATGTTTCCATCTGCGACTTTTTATAATTTTTCTATTATAATTATACTACATCAGAAACGAAATTTTAAATACATTTTTTGCGAAATTTTAACGAAATTTTTGCGAACTTTATGTATTTAATACCTCTAGCATGTCTTTTAAAGCTACATCTCTTATGTTTTGTAATTGCTTTACTGATAAATATCTTGGAAATTGATTTTCATATTCTTTTGCAACTCTTTTCCAATCTCCTTTTTCACTATTTATAAAATTCATTAATTACAAATCGTTGTTTTTCACTAAGTATTGTTAATAAATTTTTTACTCTTACAATTTTTTTATTTAATATATTTTCTTCTGCTTCACATTCTATTATTTTTGAATTTAAATGATCTCTATCAAATTTATTAATATGATTTAACTCTTTTTTATAATTTATTGCTGTATTTGACACTTTATCAGATATATTATTTGTATTACTATGTATACTATCATATGCTTGTCCTACTATTTGCATATTCTCTATTACTTCTTTTTCAGTATCTTCATTCACTGTCCCAGCATAATATAATTGTTCTTGATATTCTTCTTTTTTTAGTTGAACCTCTGTTAGTTTCGCTTCATCTTTTTTATGATTTCTTAGCATCTTTTCAATATCTTCTTTTATGTATTTACTCATTAGTGTACCTCCTCTTTAAATAAATAATATATTTTGTAATGTTGTCTTATTGTTCTATTCTTCTTTACTGCTATGCTCATTTCTCTCGCTGTTAAATTTAGAAATTTTACTATTTCTTGTAATGTTCCTACTCTCATGCATTGTTCATTGTTTTCTGTATCGTATATTCCATATATGTTCATTTGTCCCCACCTCAACTATATCTTTGTATTTCCATTTTTTCTTGCTGTAATTATCATTTTTTCTTTTTCTGTTATTAATCCTAAATCAAATTTTGTAAATGTTTCTTTGTACCCGTATAATAGATCTTTATATAAATATAAATTTTCATTACATTTTGCTACTAGTATGTATTCATGTCCATTTTTACTAATTACTTTTGGTATTTTCATTTGCTTTTCCTTTCAAATATTTATATATTACTCTTTCAACATAAGCTAATGCCTCATAATTGCTTATGTATCTTCCATCATGTCTATGTCTTACTGTACTTCTTATTATCTTTATTTCTTGATTATATTGTCTTTTATACATTGTTGCTAATTGATTCTTGCTTAATCCTTGCTTCCATTTTTGAATTATCTCTTTATCTTGCATACTACACCTCTTTAGATGTAGTATGCTCTTTTATCTGTTTATTAATTCTTTTGCTTTATTTTCAAAATATTGTTTTATACAGTCTTTACAATCTCTGTTTCCACCAACAACTGGGCAATCAAAATTTCTAAAAATACAATATTCTTCTGTTGGTAATGGTTCATTGCCTATCACTATTGCCATTAAATCTATTATTTTGTTTTGTTCCAATATTTTTACATTAACTAAATCTAATTGATTTTGTAATATATGTGTATCTCTATCATATTCTTGTTTTGTTTTATCTCTTTCATCTGCAATTTTCATTATTGCTTCAAATAATCTTTTAGCCTCGCCTTTTAACTGTTCTGGTCTTACACTATTTAATTCTTCTAATACTTTTTCTGCTTCTTCTTTTGTCATATGCTAGTCCTCCTTTTTTTCTTCCTTAAATCCTTCATATTTTAAGCATCTTTCTAGTTCTTGTAATTCAGAATAATCTTTTAATTCAAAAACAGAAAAACCATATTTTAATGTACTATATCCACTTTCATTTTCATTTGTTCTAAATGATTTGTTTTTGCAATTTATTGTTATATATATTTGTTTTTTAGTTCCACCATTATATCTATAAGAATAAAAAGTTACTTCATCCATCCTAATTCCTCTACTTTCTTATTTATTGCTTGTAGTTCTTCTAATGTTAAATATTCAAATCCATCATAATAATTGAAACAAGCTATTTCTTTTCTTTCTTTGTTAATTTTTATTACCTTATCATCATCATTTTTTACTTCAAATTCAAATGGGCTATCATTTTCCAATCGTAGTCCTAATTCTTCAAACATTTCATCTGCCGCTTTTTCTTTCATTATGTATTACTCCTCTCCAACTTTTCTATATTGCACTCTTCCATAGTAGCATAATAAACATTATCATCTAATATTATTCTTAAAAGAATATCTAAATCATCAACTATTAAACCTCTTCTATTACCTATTACTTTTTTTCTTACTTCTGTTGCCAGTATAGGTTCCGGCATTATCCTTTTTATGTCTATTTCTCTAGCTGTTTGTTCTATTTGCTTTTTATGTTCATAACTCCAACATACGATTGGCATTTGTTTTTCTATAGATAATTTAATTGCCTTTATTGTTTTTCCATTTCCTCTACCACCATAATATATTTTCATATCTTATTTACTCCTCTCCAGCAATTATAAATTCTCTTATAAATCTGTTTGCATATTCTTTTGATATTAAACTTCTTTCTGTTTTACTACTTGTATTATTTATAATTTTCTTTTGATTCCAAGCATATGCCTCTAAAATCATGTTGTGTTGTGGCTCACAATTTATAAACCAGTATTGTGTTGGCTTTTTGTAGTAATCTCCACGCAAAGTTCTATCTTTATCTATAATCTTACTTGGTATAGCCCAATACTTTGTTAAATAATGTGTTGTTGAATACGGATTCTCTATTATTAGCGGTATATTCTTTCTAATACACACTATTGCTAATTTTGTTATTGTTTCATACATTAAATCTAATTCTTTATGTAGTTTTAAATCATATTCTAACTTTTGTTCGTCTGTACATTTCTTTAATTGATATTGTGTACCTCTAAAAGCCATTTGAATTTGGTCTTCAAAACGCACACATGGAAAAAATGCTAGTGCTGTATCTTTTTCAGTTATGTTATCAAATATACTTTCTTCTTTGTTATATGCTTTTTCTATTTCTTTGAATAAATCTATTACTACATCTGTCTCATTAAATTCATTTTGTATGTCATAATCTATTGCTTCATAACCGAGTTTTTTAAATTCGTTTTTAAATGTTCCGCTTTGTTCAAATAAACAATAATACATTTATCTATTCTCCTCCTAAATTTCTCCTAATTCATATATACTTGATTCATCACAACCATTATAGTAAGAATAATGAACTAATCTTAATTCATCTCTACCTATTTCATTAAAATATTTTGCAAACATTCTTGAATACTTTTCAAATTCTGTATCTGTTAATAATCTTACATTTTCAAAATCTCCACTTGCTCCATATTCATAATCTAATTGATAATCTAAGAAATAGTCATATTCATCATTTTCATAATTCAATCCACTATTAATTGTAAAATCATTTTTAGTATGATAATTTTCTTTAACATTGTATTCTTTTAGTAATAAATCCTCTAACCATTCATCTTCCTTTTTTAATTTGTCTATTATATTTTGAGGTATTTTAAACCTTACACATTTTTTTCTTACATAATCACTCATCTTCTTCTCCTCCTACTTTATAGCAATTAGCCATATAACTTTCTCTTGTTAGTATTGTTTTTATATTTTCTTCTCTAACGCTTCTATTTAAAAGCGAATCGTCTTCTATAATTAAGCACCAAAAATCATTGCCATATTCGTCGACATCTTCATATTTATCAATAATCAAATGTCTGTTTACTATATCTCCAACTTCTATTAAATCTATTAGTTGTTTGCTGTGTTTTACTATACTGTGTTTAGATATCACTTGATGATACATTCCACTTATAAAATCAACACATATTTGTTTTTCTGTTACATATTTGTCTACATTTTCTATAACTTTTGATATTCCATCTTTAGTTCTTACATATTCGTTTACTTCTATCATCTCTTACCTCCTTACATAAGTGCTTCAAATGTAACTTGTCCATCTTCCATTATTCCATTTAAAATATCTTCACTTATCATTTTTTCTTTTGCTTGATTATAAAAATCTTTTTTTATTTCAAAGCCATAAGCGTTTCTTTTCAATTCTGCACATGCTCTTAATGTACTTGCACTTCCGTGCTACTGGATCTATTACTACATCACCTTCATCTGTAAATATTTCTATTAGTTGCTTTAATAAGGTAATTGGTTTTTGTGTTGGATGTATCTTAGGATATAGTTTAGAATTATCTCTCTTCCATTCAAACCAGTTGAATATCATTTTTCCTTTTTGTTCTTCTGTTTTGCCATTATTAAATTTTGGTAGTTTATCTCTATAAAGTACCACTGCATATTCTGTTGCTCCTACTATTTTCATATTAGCTTTTAATACTGATGCAGAATAATTTTTTACAAATACTAATGGGTAACTTTTCATTAATCCGTGTTTTTTTGCTTCGTCTATTACCATTTGCATTTGTTCAAAAGCACAGAATACTATCATTGCTGGAGCTTGTCCTTTTTCTTTCGGTTCTTTCTTTAAATATCTTGTACAAAAATTAAAAAAATTGTTTATTTTAAAGTCTTTATCAGTATCAAAGAATGCTTTATTCGCTTTATCGCTTTCTCCTTTTTTATTATCTCCATTTATGTACCAGCTTGGATTACTTGCATAAGCATTATTTCCAAGGTTATATGGTATATCTGCTATAATTAGTTGTGCATGTGGTATTCCATATCTTTTGGCATTTTCAAAGTGATCATTGTATAATTCTATTTTACATTTTCTGTTCATCTCTTATGTTCCTTTCATTTAATTTCTTCTATTTCTAGAATAATTTTACTTGATTTCCCATATTCAAAATCATCTCTAAAACCTTTTACAAAGTTTCTATTATCATCTTTTAACTTTCCTGCTTTTACCATACTGTCTAATATGAACTTTTTGGCAAAGCATACATTGTCTAAATCTCGTTTTTTATTTTCTTCAACCCATATAAAATGAATTTTTATTGAATTTTTATATTTGGGTAAAGAGTTTATATACCAACATATGTCTTTTTCAACATTCTTTTTCATATTAGCACCAGCATATCTATTTTTTCTGCATTCGTTTATATATTGATTTAAACTAGGCAATCTAAATGGTATTTCTATCTTGTTCATTTCTCTTTAGCTCCTCTCTTAATTTCTCTTGCCAATTTTCTTTTCCTGCCGTAAAACTTTTACACCTCATTACTGTTTTATAATATTCACTTTCTTGTTTGCTACAGCCCAGACAGTAATAACATAGTGTATTCTTTTTTATCTGTTTCATAGGCTAGTCCTCTGGCATTTCATAACATATGAAACCTTTGTAATCTGACATTGCTCCATTTTTCCAAAATTCTGTTATTTCTGCTAATACTTCTTTTGCCCTTCCTTCTGTCTTGTAATATCCTAAGTCTTCATACAAACTATCTACTGTTTCAGTTCTTATACAAACATCATCATCACCTTCATCAAAGGTTATATAAACTCGTGTCATATTATCAAAATTTATTATTTTTCCTTTATCTTGACTTACTATTATCATAACTACCTCCTAAATTCTTGGAATATGGTTCATATTTTTTGTTATCATATCCATTAAATAATATCTTTTAAAACTTACCGATTCGCCAAATCTGTTTTTACTACTTTCCCATTTTGTTTCAAATTCATAACCTAACTCTTTTAATTCTTTTATTCTTGTTGCTAATTGTGTTATCCCTAAGTCATTGTAAGCATCTTTACTTGTTATGCTTCCAAATTGTCTTATATAATCTATTATTCTTTGCCTTTGATTCATCTTCATTTGTCTATCACTCCTTTTAATCTACAAATTTTCCCCATTCTAAATTTTTATATAAAATTCTACGTGGATCTTTTATATAATAATCTAATGGATTTCTCTCTATCCTCGCTCTTATATCCGCTATTTTAGGTATAAACTTAACTTCTTGTATTGTTTTTTCAATAGCTTTTTCAAATTCTGTTTTATCTGTACTTTTAAACTCTTCATACCACACTGTCATTTCTTCTTTTGTAAATATCTTGTTATATGCTGTTTGAATTTTTGATATCTGTCTTTTAAATTCATCTTTATTCATCTAAAAATCCACCACCTTACTCGTGTCTTTATCTTTTTTAGGATTTTTTAAGTTTTCTTTTTTTACTGCTTCTACAACCCATTTCCTTATACATAAATAATGTGATTTTGCTTTATACCCTTTCATTTCAATATACTCATCAAGATATTTTATAAGTTCTTCCCAGTTTTGATATTCTTTCTGTAGTTTCTGCAATTCTTCATCTTTCAACAATACATTTTTATATTCCCCATATTTGTGTTTGTTGGCTTTTCCAGAAGCTGTAGAAGATTTTTCTTCGGAAGCTAGTATATTATTATCTAACTCTATACTATCCTTACCTAACTTTAACCTATCTCTAACCTGAGTATCCATTTTGTATACATCTTGTATACATTTTGTATCCATTAATGTATAAGCTTTATTTTCATCAAGTTGTAACATTGCTTTTTCTTCTTTATATTTTGTTTCGTGATATCTATCTTTTTGTATGTAATTATGTATTTGCCAATGTTTTATTACTACTACACCACTTTCAAATGGTAATATAAACTTTTTAGTTAGTAGTATTTTTAAGTCATCATCTTTGCAACCTATCATTCTCATTATATTTTTAGGATTATTTATAAATCCATCATCATCTGCTCTCATACTCAAATGAAAATATAATAATTGAGTTGTATGTGGCATATCAAGAAACGCATCACTATCTATTATTGTTCTGGCAAACATTCTTCTTTCTGCCATTGTTTTCTCCTTTCGTACAATTTCAGGGCTAGTTTTGTGTCTAGCCCTGTTGCTTTATTCTTCATCTAAATCTTTTATAGCTCTTGCCTTTTCCATCTTTACTTTTTCAGCATCCTTTTTTGCCTTTTCATCACAAACAAATTTAATCATTTCCTTGTAAAATTCTTTATCTATTACTTTTATAGTTGTTATTAATTCATCACAAAATTTGCTGTCATATTTAAAATCTATTTTTACATTATTATTCCAGTCTTTTTCATATTGTATATGATCATATAACAATGTTTTTATCCTATCCAACAACATTGTATCTGTATTGTTAGGTTTAT